GTGAGAACTGCTGCACGGTGTCGTGCTGGACCTGCGTAACATAGCGCACAAGGGTGTCGCTGCTGCTCTCGATGTTATGGCGGAGCATCCCGCATCCTGACATAAATGCCGCAATGGTAAATATGATTATCAATTTTTTCATATCGGAATCCTTTATTCAAGCCATCTTTGCGCATCCCACGCCCTACGTTCTTCCTGCCAGTTGCTTTTGATTTTCCCAATGTACACCCAACACATAAATTGATATTTTATATCCTCATAAGGGGCTTTCGCCCTTATCTTCTTCATCAATGTGGAACCAAGAAGATTTCCAATTCCGCAATTGAATGCGAAATCCACCAACGCGTCGAATTTTCCCTGCGTGTCCGCTTCCGGTATTTCGTTGATGGCATCCTCGTATATCTTTATGTCGCTATCGAAAAGCGACTTCGCCTGCGATTCGGTTATCGACATTCCCATATGGACTCCCAGAGTATGTCCAATCCCGATGGTCGGTTTTCCTTCCTGGTCCCTGTAAGCATTAAGTCTTACACCCTCGAAATATCTAATCTTGTCTTTCAATATGTCGCTTGCTTTCATTTCGTCTTATTCTTTAATTGTCTTTCTTCCAAATACCCGTTATACTGTCCACGCCGAGCAAGGCCGCACAGGCATATGTGAAGTCCACTACGAAAGTGGGTGCCTCTATACGCTTGAACGTGCAGTAGAGCAGCACGAAAATCGCAACTGCGAACCCTACCACCCCGCAAACCCTCTTTGAGGATATGCTGCCCTTCGATGCCGAAAGTATCGAAGCTATTATTTCCTTTATCGTCATTTTCTAAAATACGTTTAAGGCTTTTCGGTGAACTGCCTTATCTCTTCCTGAGTATAAGGCGAACTGTCCTTGCAGACCTTCACCTTGTGGCATCCGTTCGCAAGGAGTTTCGTGACCATACCCTGCAATTTCAATATCTCCTGCTTGTTCTTATTGAGAAGTCTTTCCTGGTCCTCTATCTTGCTGTTCAATATAGATATTTTCTCGTCCTGCATCTTCCGTTCGCTCTCGTAGGACTGCGTCTGTTTCTCCTGTATCTTTCCAAGCAGGTCCACCTGCTTCTCCAACCTGTCGATATCTGACACCTTCTTATTTATTAAGAATTGCACCACATTGCCCATTATGGCTAATATCGCCACCGCTACCGCCGAAATCATTGCATACATTTCATACCTCCTATTCTATGACATCCGTTTTGCTATCTAATGACATCTTATCTTCCGTACTCTTAATATCCTCATCCGCAGATGCCGATACGTCGGCTTCGGTATTTGAACCCGTAGCATTAATTTTATCTGCCGTGTTTTTTGTTTCGTTTCCTATCCTGTCCATCTCGTCAGGTGCCGCGTGTGGCGAATTTTCGACAACCGATCTTTTTGATAGCCATTTCGACTCGTAACTAAGATTGTTTATTAGAGAAGATTTGCTTTCCGGTGTCCATACGTCGAGTGTCGCCCTTATCTTCATTTCACTGTATTTGGCCGATTCTTTGGATTCGAGGCCTAGCATCTCCCCGAAGAGCATCGCCATGTCGTTGGTGAAGTCCGACCAGTCGAGCACGCTCTGCGTCGCAAGCGCAAGGTCGTTCTTCATCGCAAGTTGCACGGCATTTCCGCCTATGTCCCCGCCTATCTTAAGGGAATCGGGAGTTATGAACGTGACGCTGCAGGCTATCTGGAGCTGTTTGACCAAGTATTCGAGATATTCTATCATCTTTTGAGGCTCAGGGAAAGTGAGCGTCTTGGCATCCTGCTTCCCATTGCCCGAATCCGCGGAAAGATTAATTATAAGTGTGGACGAATCCTTCTTGAACGAGTTCGCGTCCATCTCCCCTATGAGCACGAGCCCGAAAGTGCCGAACCTCTTTAATGCCACGGCGTTGATGTTGAGCATCAATTCTATCATCTCTATGATGCTTTCGCCGTATTCCCACGCTACCCTTCCCCTTTTATAAAGGAGCGGGCATATGGAGTACCCGTGTTTGGAAGTCGTAATGGTGGGTTTGCCGGCATCGTCCGTTACTCCGAAGTTTATGTTGTAATGGTTGGTGTTGTCGTACGTGTCGAGAATAGAATTTCCCTCCTCGTCCTTATGGTAGAGGGTGCAGGCTATCTTTTCGCCGTATTCGTCATAGTTGGGTATGACGATGTAGCCGTCGTCATAGGAGTAAGTCCTGACATGTCCCTTCGATGTCTTGCTGTCGAACGAGAAGAGCATCCCTACATCCCCGACTTTCTTCAACTTGGATATGGCATCGTACTTCACCTTCTCCATATTCCGCCAAGCCCATTCCTGCTTATATTCGGAGAACTTGGCGTTAATCGCCTCGTCCACCACCTGATTGCAAAGCACGAACTTCATAGGATTGGTTGCCAGATGGAGCACGTGTGCGGCGTGGATGTTCTTTTGGAAAGCCTCCGTCAGCGTCAGTTCGTCTATCGATATGGTACGCCCACCTATCTTGACTGATATGTGCGGTATCGACTGGTTGAATTTTATCCTGTGCATCGACGGGTCGTATTCCTGAAGATACGTGTCCTGCGTTATCTCGTCCATCCGCAATTCCCCAAACGAAGCCCTGTTCCTGTCCGTAAGCGATATGTTTTTCGCCACCGTAGGATTGGTCAGCTCGCCGCCCCTCGTAAACGGCTTTTTCCTTAGGAGTTCCTCCGGATTTTCGAGAAACCCATTGATGTCCCTTATTACTGTCATATAGTATTTAGTATATTTAATATTTTGTCGCTGTTTATCCTTATCCTCTCATTCCTTGCATTGTTATCCTCCTTTTCCTTAATGTCGTCCTCAGGGCCCGACCTCAAGGCATCAAGTATGCTTCCCGCGGTCAATCTCGGCCTTTCCCTGCCGGTCGTCCTCGCTATCTCCTCGTAACATATCGAATAGGATGTCCCGCATCTCATCACGATGTTGTCCATTATGTCCGGGGAAAATCCCTTAAGGTGCAGATGCTGCTGCTCCTTCGGAGTCACCCTTATCTTGCCCGTGGGTGTCTTGTCAAAGACGAACCCTTTGGATTCGAACGTCATCTGCTTGCAGAGCGTCGTCGCACCCTCCCTTTTCAGTCTCTGATGGGTATACCTCATATTCTTAAGACTCGGAGAAAACGTCACCATCCCGCATTTTATCATCTCCACGGCAAGGTAGGCCGCCTCGTCCTTGAAACGTTCGAATGCCATCCTGCCTTTGCCTGTGCTGGAAACGGCCCCGCTGAACGCATATCCACCCGACAACGAGTAGGTATCACCGCCATACCCTCCGCTCTTTTTATTTAAATTGAACACGTCGGTTATCGCACTGTCGCCCTGAACGTCTATTATTAGGTCCGAGTCCGTGCATCCGTGCTTGTTCATAAACCTTATTATGAGATCTACGGCTTCGGCGAAACTGTTCTTCTCGCTGAAAACCACGTCGTCGCAGTGGAATCCCATCCAGTGCATCATCACCAGGTTGTCAAGTCCGCCGAAAGCCATATCCACCGTTATCTTCTCGGTATTCCTCGGATTGTAATCCTGTTCCCTGAACATGGCTTCTATCTCCTCCGGCCTGAGGCTTCCTGAAAAAAGTTCCGTTTCCTCCTCGTCCTCCCCGTCGTCTATCGAATAATTCCAATTGCAGAAATGAGAGGACATCGCAGTTGCGCTGTTGGCCGTGAACCCCCTGTACTTGCGGTTCTTCTTAAGCATCTCCTTGTTGTCCCTCGTGTCAAAGGTGAAGAAGGCCATCGAGAGTATGAAGTCCCCGAAAGTAAGGTCGGGGTCGTGTCTTAGAAGTTCGTCTATCTGCACTTTGCATTTGGAATAGACTTCTTCCTTCGTCTTGCCGAAATACGTCTCGTCTATCTTTCCGTTATGCATAAAGAAATACATCACCGTGCCATTCCGTTCCTTTATCGGGGTGCCGTCCTCCGCTATCCACCCTCCGCCGTGCTTGCCGTTTCCGCACAAAGTCCTCAACGGGCAGTTCCTCTCTGGATTCTGCGCGAGTAATATCTGTGCGTTGCCATCGCTGTCCGAACGGAGCCTCGTCATAAAAGTCGTTATGGTATCCCATTCGAACTTGTTGCACTCGTCGAATATAAGCTTTTTCGTCTGTACGCCCTTGGCTATCTTGTCTATGACTGAACGGCTCTCGTTGTCGAGTTGTTGGAACTTTATCTCGCTGTTATTGTAGAACTTCACGCCCATATCCACCTGGTTCCTTATTATCTCCCCTACGGGGTCGTGCGGCTGTATCTTGGTGCTTCTATCTATAAGCGGGTATAGCTGCTTCAGCGTGTCGGAAACCTTTCCGGCACCCCAGAAATCCCCGATATTCCTCATAAAGCACATTATCTTCGATCCGGAGTTGTTTAGCAGGTAGTCTATGGGTTCATAATAGAGGGCGAACGTCTTCCCGGAGCCGACAGGACCTGTCAATACTACGAAGTCCGCTCCGCTCCTGACCGCATCGTATTGATTCCCCGTTATCGGAGATATTATCACATCCTTGTTTGTCCTTTCCTTTTTCGCCATTACCTAAAGATAGAAATCTCTTGAAGCAAAGGTATTACCTATCTTATTCCACACGCTACCATATCCACAACAATTTACAGGCAACCGGGATTACCACTTATGTATGTTGAACATCTTTATTATATCAAGCCGAATATATGTTTATTTTTGCCGAGACAAAAAAACTATATAAGAAATATATGGCAATAAGCAAAGATGAGGTTTTACAGAAAGTAAACGACTACTGTACCGAAAAGCAGTACACGCTGGACGAATCGTTCAGGGACAAGTTTTCAGAAAAGTTCGCAGCCGCTAATAACGGAGATTCGCTTTCAATCGACGACGAAGGCATCGGGAGTTCCATAAGATTCAATCTGGACACGGCGTTTTCCGCCGCATCGAAGGGAATCGAAAAGGAATCCGTCAAATGGAAGAAGAAAGAAGGCGAATACAAGGAAAAGATAGCGAATTTCGAGAAGCCTGACCCGAATAAGAAAACCATTGAGGTAAGCCCGGAGACAACGGAAATCCCCAAGGAAATACAGGACGAACTTACAGCGCTGAAAGAGTTCCGAGAGAGCCAGCAGAAGCGGGACAAACGTGGCAGGATATTGGCCATCGCCAAGAAGAGCGTACGCGAAGACCTGCATCGGGATCTTGAGAAGGTTTTTGACTATATGGATGTCGACTATGCAAAAGAGGACGGCGATATAGCCAAGACGCTTTCGGAGAGATTCATGGACCTTTTCAAGGACAAAATCGGGGACATAAGGCCCAAATCCCCGGAGAGTTCAAGTAAGAAATACGAGGAACTCACGAAGGGCATGCAGAAGGTAAAAATTTAAAAGACAGCACTTATGGTATCTAATCTTTCCACATATTTCAGCTCCACCGCCAAGATAAGAGGTGGCGAGGCCGTGTGGGTAAAGGACGGCAACGGCGAAAGACGTTGCAGCGTTCCGCTGGGATGCACGATTGCCAATCCTCCTAAGGGATTCGGGCATATCTGGGCAGCACAGCTATTCCAATTCAATCTGGGCGAATCGGGCTATCTGTTCCGTTCGTTCTCAGTAAAGGCAAATGTCGGTTCCGCCGACAGGACAATATACATCAAGGCCGACGGCTATTCCGACAACCCCGAAGTGGGTATGGCTTTGATGAAGGCACCGAAATCGCTAAAGGTCACAAATTATGCGACTTCAAGCACATCGGGGACCAAGCAGACAGTGAGGCTTACCGTAACAGCCGGTTGCACCAGCAACGGAAGCGTTATTGTTTCCCTTGACGGCGCAAACAAGAAAGTGGCCGTTACTACTGCCTCTTCCACTGCCGCAGCAGTTGCCGCCCTCATTGGTGCGGCTACATATTCCGGCTACGACGTTGTATATACCGCCGAAAACGCCTATGTGGATTTCATCGCCACCGAATTTGGAGACAAGGCTTCTCCATCGTTCGACGGAGCATCTACAGGTGTGGAAGCAACCGTAGCAGAGACCGTAGAGGGTTCATTCGCAGTAATCGCTTCGGAATCCGACTATACGGGACAATCCGCAATCGTCACTGCGGTAACTTACGAAGAGGCTAACTCTAGGTTCGTCGTCACAGTCGACACGGCATTGGGGGCATTGTCCGCAAACGACATACTCGTGGAGGCCGAAGGTACGGAAGCCAGCGCATCCGCATCGGTACTCGTACCTAATCCTAATTCGTTCATCGAAGCCGACGAGGATTTGCTTCCGTCCGACGGTTCTCTTGGAATTGAAAACGTGAGCCATTCGTATTCGCCGGTATATGACAAGAAAGCGTTCGTGCAGAGGATGCAGCCGCTTCCGGAATACGTGCTTGCGAAGAACAAGTCTCTGATAGACGGAATTTTTTGGATTTAAAAACGGAGGAAAAGAATTATGCCAAACGCAAACAAATACCAGTTCAATGCCGACGAGGCGTTGGAAAACATATATAGGATGGGCCTCTTCAAGGATGGATCCAACGGATTCATACAGACGCTCATAAATGAACAACTAGAGATAGCATCCAACAGCTTCTTCTGGCAGGAACTCTTCACAGTGGAGGGGCAGGAATACCCTGCGAACCTCGGCAAGCTTAAAGAACCTGCTACTTGGGCTGTAAGATCGAGGAATCCGCGTCTCGTCCCAATGGCGGATGCGATGAATCCTTTGAGTGACGTAGCCCAGCTCGACAGCGAGGGATTCGAGGCCAAGACCGGATTGATATTCCAATACGGCAAGGGACTCTATGACACTTCGATGAGCAAAATAGCATTGCAGGACAAACTCAAGGAACTGAGCGTCACCGACCAAAACCTACTTCAGGGTTACGTAAGGGGCGTGGGAGACCTTACCAAATCCTTGAACTACAGACTATCCAATATGGCCGCACAGGTTCTGTCGAAAGGCGGAGCATACGGTAACTCGACAACCAAGGGAATGTCCGGAGTGATAGTGTCGCAACCAAGTTATATTCCTGCCGACAATTTCGTGAAGGCCGGAACTAAGGTATGGAACGACAGTTCCTGCGACATCCCTACCCAGATGCAGAAGATAGAGTACGATTTCAAGATCGCCAACAGCCTTCCTGAGGATACTCCTTTCGAATGGGACCTTCCATACGACATGGTTGTAAATGTCATCCTCAAGAATGCCAAGTTCCTTGAGCAGGTGAACCTTTTCATCAGGTCTTCGGATTCGCAGAACGGAGGGGTCGTCGTCATTAAATCCGATGGCACGTCCGCAATCGACCAGTCCATCGTGACTGTCGACCAACTTGTCCAATATTCCAGATGGAGCATGAGCAAGATTTCCCCAATCCGAGTAATGAAGGAAAGTCAGTCCGTTCAGGGCATATCAAGCACATCGACCGTCAAGGGATGGTCGGATGGCGTAGCGGTGCTTCATCCGCTCGGCAATGCCGGCGTGATAGTACACGCACTTCCGCCTGACGTGGAGATGAACGAGAGCGGCGAACTCAACGACAGCGTTGCGGTAAGTATGGCTCAGGTTCAGAACTTCCTATACTTGATAAATAAGACCGTGCCAAACGGTTCTTACAAGGCATACCACACCGACCTGATAGGGTGTTTCGCTCCGGTTCTCACCGACGTCCCTTACCACGTAGTCGTGGACACCACAACGGCATTATAGTATAGGAGGACATTGGAATGGCTATGACAGTGCTTGAATGGATGAAGGCTTTCGGGCGTTACAATTTCGAATCGGCCACATTGACGAGAATTGCCTTGGATAGGGGAATTGCGGATACGTCAGTAGACATATCTACGCTCTCCGTCAAGGACAAGGAACTCGTCGAGGCCGATATGATATTCGAGGCCACGATGTTTTCCCCTTCGAGCACTGCCTCTTTGTCAATCTCGCACAACGGTTTCAAAAAGGCGTTGGGAAGCGAATCCGACGCATACAGGAATCAGAAGATAATGATGGCGAGGGAGATATATAGGAAATACGAAGACGAAAGGTGCTCTATTCTTGAGAACATACAGCCGAGGATACGTGCGATAAATATGGAGGACTTGATATGAATACCGAGGAATTTCCATTCATAGGTACGATATCAAGAACTTCGCTCCTTGAAACCGGCGATGTTGTCGAATCGATCATATATGACGGAGTTATGGATGCAACGATATCGGCCGGAATATCCGGAGATGTGGCTCAGACTTCGGACTATGTGATTTCGATACCGATGGAACTGAACGGTTCGGCGAATCCGGCCCTTCCGAAGAAGAACGATACGGTCAGGGTTTCGATGTACGGCGATGCCGTCGTCCTAAAGGTGACGAATGCGATGCCTTCCATTCTCGACTGCGTGACCATATATGCCACAAGGGGGACTTGGAAATGAAAGGGACTTTCTCCATAGACGTTTCCTCATTGTCGGAGGTAAGGAAGAGGATGCTTTCAGCATTTTCGGAAAGGCAGACACGAAAACTCGTGGAGTATGCGCCTCTTATACTCAAGGACGCATATAACAGGAGGTCTTTCTCCAATAAGACGTGGAATCTTGCGGACAGTTATGTCTGGGTAGTCTATTACAAAGGAGAAGTGAGGGGAAGCGGCTATTTGTGGAACGGAAGGACTGCGTCAACGGATTCCTACCTTCACGAATATTCTGTCACTAAGAGGGTTCCGGTCAACGGGAGAAGGCTCGCCGAGGAGTTCATCTCATCGTACGTGTCGACATTCCAAGGCGGATGGGAGATGGTATGGGCTGCGGTTGCTCCGTATGCGAGGATTCTCCAGAAAGGCTGGGAATCGAACGGAAGGATGCATCAGTTCGACGTGATATCGTCCATTGTGGACGAGACAAGGAAGGATTTAGGGACGAGGATTCAGGTAAGGGCAAATTTTTAGGCTATGGAGGACGTTTCAAGAAAAGACATATATTCGTTCGTGGCGGGGCTTCTTTCGCCGCTTGGAACCCACATTTACAGGGTGGGCATCCCGGAGACTCTCGGTGAGGACGACATATCGGACGGATTCACAGTACTGAAGCTCGGCGACATATACGACCATTCGGAAGTGCCTCTAACGACATACTGCACCGCAAGGATGACGGTATGCTGCTATGTCCCTTCCGTAAGCACTTCGGACATCGGGGGAATAATGAATACCTCGAAGTTCGACGCAATCCAGAAACAGGTCGATTCCATAATAATGGCGGAAACCGTCAAGACTGGACAGAAATACGGGATAGGTACGGATGACGTGCTCTCTTTGGACGACTTTTATTCCAATGGGACGAACTCCTTCTACTTATACGTAAAATCATTCATTATTACAGTTTCGGAATAAAAATTAAATTTATAATCAATTATGCCAGCAACAGAAAAAACAACAGCTAAGATTATCACATTGGGCTATCGCCCTGTGGGATCGCTTTCTACGGTGCAGTACACCCCTGTAAAAATGCTCAAGGGTGTTACCATCAGTATGGACAGTTGGGATGAGATAACAGTGGCCGACGAGGCTTCCGACACTCCCCATCTCATCTATTACAACGGCAAACCTCTCAAGGTGACGTTCGAACTCCCGAAATACAGACTTTCGGACTTGGTACCAATTTTCGGCGGGACATACACCGCAGCGGCGACCGGAGTGGAGGAAAGCTATGAGGCTTCCATCGAAGCGCATACGACCGAACTTGAATGGCAGGTAGGGTTCACATACGGCAACAGATACCTTGTCATAAGCAGGGGACTCACTATGGGGACACCGAAGAAGGATGCCGACGGAGCTTTGAACTACTCGGTTACCATCACCGCATTGACATACGACGACGGCACTGCTAAACACACCTATAAAATCATAGGCGACGCAGCAACCGGCGCATAGGTTTGAATCCGGGCGTATCCCGGAACCGATGAAGGGGTGGTAGTGGCTCGTCCACCGCCGCCCCTTTTTAAAATTTGAAGGGGGCTTGAACCGGATTGTCCGGTTAGTGGCGGTTTGATGTGGTTTCCGTCAAAAGTCCCCTTTTTTATAAAACCCATCGAAATAAAAAAACAAACCACAATGGACGAAATCGAAAAGACGGGAATGAACGACGATGTAGGATTCGAGGTTCCCGAAGAACTGAAAGGGAGGATAATCGACATAATGAACGATTGTCCCGACATAAGGAAGATAGGCGACAAGGAATACAGGGTCCACAACCTGCGGATGTATTCCCTCAACAGGATAATGAAGCTGGCGATGTCGCTCTTCAAGGAGGACCCTGAGAAGGTTACGGACGACAAGCGGCTCATCTTTGCCATGTGTACGGATATGGACAAGGGGTGCGAGATAGTGGCAACCATCCTATGCAACCATCTCTTCAAGCCTGAGAACGTCTATAAGGACGACGTGGATGCAGTCTATACGTACAACGACAGGCTGATAAGGTATATGAAGGCGAAGGTTATAAACTCCACGCTGGACGGGAACCAATGGGCTTCCCTTATATTGGGTGCGATAGCATCCATCGACCTTTCGGCGGTTTTTACGACGCTCGTGTTGGTGAAACAGTCTATGGCTTCTCTGACCAAGACGAGGACGAAAGCGGAACAACAATTGAAATCATGGCGAGAAGCCAAATCGGGGATTTAGCCGATGCGCTGAAGGCTTTCCCGAATATAACATACGATGAATATATGTACGAACGCAGCGTGGCGCAGATACAGCTGATGGCGGCCGATTCTTCGCATACTAAATACCTCAAGGGCGGGGACAAGAAGATATGGGAGGACCATCTTCAATATCTCAAGTCGATAAGGCATCTCGAATACCTGCTCGGAGGAGGAAATCCTGAAAATCTAAATAAAATACAATGAGCGACAACAAGGGAGTTATCATAAGCGAGACGATGAGCGACGAGCAGTTACTCAAGAGCATCGACGACGTTTTAAAAAGAGGAGAAGCTAAGTTTACCAACTTTGCATCTGATGTGAACGGAACGCTTTCATCCATAGGGGCGACATTGGGTGATTCGATGAATAAAAGCCTTACAGGCAAACTCGACGAGGCCAACCGAAAGATAAGGGAGATGGAGACCAAACTCAAGGGAACCGGAACATCGACTGCGGCACTTCCTACATCGCCGGTATCTCCTTCCACCATAAACGTCAACGACATGCAGATGGCGCTTTCAGAGCAGCAGTCGATTTCCAACCTGAAGCAAATGAAGGGGCAGGTGGATGCTTACAGGCAGTCGCTCAAGGAGGGTTCGGACGAACTGCGCACAGCCAACGGGATATATTCGCAGATACAGGTCAAGATAAAGGATGCGCTGTCCTTGCAAGCGACATCATCCCTCAAGACCGCCTATGCCATGCCGGTCAATGACCTTTCGCAGATGGAGGCGAAGTTGCGTTCTTTGCAGGGGATTCAGCAGTCGCTCCAAGGCAAGTCCGTACTGAGCATACCGGAGATGCAGAGGCTCAATACTCAGGTGGACAACCTGTCGAGGAAGATGGAAGCCATCAGGGGCAAGTCCGGGACGATGGGGATATCGCAGGGCGACATATCATCGGTGCTCGGAATGTCGGAAGCCAACCTGAACAGCATATCCGCAAAGATGAAGTCCATATCGGAATTGCGGGGCAACGCATCCCTAAACTCCACAGACCTCTCAAGGCTCAACAAGGAGTACCAGAGGCTTTCCGAGTCGCAGAGCAAGGCGCTTACGTCAGGAACGGAACTGAAGACGCATAACAACTCGCTTGCGACGTCCTTCGAGAACCTGAGCAAGCGTGTGATATTCTATGCGGGTCTGGGTGCGATAACGGGGTTCGTGCGCCAACTCTACGAGGTAAGGGGAGAATATGAGATGCTGGAAAGGTCCATGGGTGCGCTTCTCGGCAATTTCGCCAAGGGGAGTGAACTCTTCAACCAGATACAGACACAGGCGCTCAAGTCGCCATTCACGGTGATAGACCTCGCAGGTGCGGCAAAGCAGCTGGTGGCGTATGACTTCGCGGAGAAGGATGTTGCAGACACCACGAGAAGGATGGCGGACATCGCAAGTGCGCTGGGAGTCCCGATAGAGCGCCTGATATACAACTTGGGGCAGATAAAGGCGCAAGGCGTACTTAACGCAAGGGATGCGAGGGACTTCGCAAACGCCGGCTTCGCCATAGTCCCGATGCTGACAAAGATGTACAACGAAAGCGGCAAATTCAACGGACAGATGGTGACGACGGCTCAAGTGTACGAGATGATGACCAAGAAGATGGTATCGTATGCCGACGTGATGAGCGTGATAAAATCCGCCACCAACTCCGGGGGCATGTTCTTCGATTTCCAAGCAAAACAAGCTTCCACGCTCAAAGGTCAGCTCAGCAACCTCACCGATGCGTGGAACCTAATGCTCAACCAGATGGGTGAGGCAAATCAGGGCGTGCTCACGGGAACGGTGGACATAACCAGAAAGATGCTTGCAAACTGGAAGGACATAGAAAACATAATAGGAACACTCATAATCTCATACGGGACATACAAGGCGATAATGCTTGCGCTCAATGCGACAATAGGCAGGGGCAACCTCTTCCTCACGCAGTCGATAGAGATAAGCAAGGCTAAGCGCGTGGCGGACTTGAAGAATCAAGCACTGACAAGGGAATTGACAGATGCGGAGACGGCATATATTGCAGTGCGTTCCAAAGTTACGGCCGCGGACTATTCGGCAGCATTGGCAAGCAAGAACCTTTCCGAGTCGCAGGCAATGCTTCTCGTCTCGTTCAACCGCAATAACAAGGAATTGGTGAGTGCGGTCAGGAAAAGCAGACTACTTTCGAAGGCGCAGATGGAGTTGGCGATGACCGGGAACAGGATGCAGATGTTGATGGGCGCCCTTGGGGGCTCGCTTCGCTTATTAGGCACTTCGATGGCATCCTTTGTAATGACCAATCTCCCGATGATAGCCATAACCGCCCTGATTGGTGGCATAACTTGGCTGACGTCGACGATAAAGAAAAATAGGGAGGAGGCGGAGGCTCTAGTCAAGGAATATTCCGACATGAAGAAGAGCCTTGGCGACATAGACATAAACATAGCCGTCGCATCCAAGACCGGAGACATCGAGAAGGAGAAGAGCGGATTGCGTGAGATGGCAGACCTCGCCAAGGAGAAGTTCAACATAGTCTTTGACGTTGACACTTCCCTTCTGGACCCGAAGAAGGTGTCGGACAAGATATTGGAGATAAGGAACGCAATACAGGATGCGATGGCGACAGGACAAGTCTTCGAGGGTGCATTACAGGGCGACGCCACGAAGGCGTTCCAGTCAATGGGGAAGGACGCAAGCCAGCTTTATGCCTATATCCAATCGAACATGGCAGGAGTCGTGAACATACTCGAAAAGAAGAAGGAACTCAAGACGATAACCGAAGACGAGAACAAGTCGCTGAACTTATTGCTCTCCACTTATGGAAAGGCCTACGACAAGTCCAATCTCGACAATATCGTGGCGGCATTCAAGGAGATAGGGCTGATACAGAAACCAGTAGAGAAGACATATGCGATGTATGCACCGCCAGTCAAGACTTATGACAACATAAGCAAGGCGGCAAAGGACTTCGGGGCAACCAATACTTCGGTCATCGTGAACATCGTCAGGGCGTGGGAAAAACTTCAGGAATCACAGGACAAGGCCAAGAAATCATACGACGACTTTGCGAACAGGGTCGGCAAGGAGATAGACTTCAAGCTGCTAACCCCTGAACAGACCGGCGCCAAGGTGAAGGTGGGGATAGACAGGATTGCTTCCAAAACCGAAGCTGATGCCTACACGAGGGAGATGATGTATTACTGGTCGGGCAAGACGTTCAACGTAAACATCGTCCCTGTCACAAAAACGGACGGTAGCAGCAAGCAGCAGCTTACGGGATGGGCGAAGTCCGTGCAGGACAGGATAAACAAGGAGAGAAAAGGGATATCGGTAATACCGAACGAGGGCGAGACGCAGTCCCAGTTCGCCAGCAGGATGGGGGCGGAGGCCAAGACCGCGCAGGACGAACTTGACGCAATGAACAATGCAAAGTCCAAGGGCGTAGCCTATACGAAGGAAGAGATAAAGACGCAGCAGGAACTGATAGACAAGTACAAGCTGATAGCCAAATATGCAGGGTATGCCAATGCCAAGGAGAACGCGAAAGGAATTTCGGCCGAGGCAAATGCGATAAAGGAGGAATCGGACCTGATATCGAAACTCACAAGCAATTACGAGAAGCTGTCAAAGGCGGGGTATGTAAGTGCCGATGCCGTAAATATGCTGACCGAGGAATACAAGTCGTCCATCGGGCAGATAAACGCCACTCTTTCCAAGAGCGGGCTTCCTACTTTCGATGTCTCCAAGTTCGCTGGCAAGGACGTATCGGCCCAACTTTCGTACTTCACGGCATTGAGGGATGCTATGAAGTCCAAGGGATTGGACAAACTGAAACCGGATGCCTTCAAGGAGGTATCGACGAACATAATGAAGTTGACAGTCGATGCCAAGACATACGACATCTCGCAGATAACATCGGGACTCAAGGATAGCATAGCGGGGATAAAGGACAAGTTCGAGATAGGCTCGGAAATAACTGCGAACCCTAAGTTTGGCAAGATATTCGAAAACATCTTCAACATCAAGGGCTCCGATATGATAAGCACGGCCGAACAGGCTGTGGACGAGATAGGAAGGGCCATATCCAAATCCATAGACGAATATAACGAAAAGAACAAGACTGCGCTTCCGGGGATAGACCTGCTCTCTACCGATTTCAAAAAATGGGCGCAGGAGAACGGGATGGACTACAAGAGCGACTTCATCCAAGGGCTTGTCGAGGCGCAGAAGTATGCCACGGACGTGGTGAAGAAGTCCGCGGAGGAAGACATCAAGAGTTGGGACGGGCTGCTTTCCAAATATGCGGAATACGAATACAAGCGCAAGGAGATACAGAAGAACGCCGCGCAGGAAAGGCTCGGACTTGTCAGGCGCTTCGGAACGGAAGAGGACAAAGCGCAGGCTGCCGACCTTTTAAATAAGATACAGATAAGCGACGATCCGGAAAAGATAGCCGAACTCCAGGAGCAACTGAAAACGCTCGTCGACAAGGTGGTATCGGGAAATAAGACAGGGGTCGCCATCGCTACGTCCATAACCAGCGGAAGCGCGCAGCAGACGACAAGCATGGATGTGGAAGAGTTCAAGAAGACGAAATACTGGGTTGCGGCCTTCAGCGAACTCGACAATCTTTCATCCAAGTCCATCAAGGACATAATCGCCAAGATGGAGGAGTTCAAGGACGCGCAGAAGGATATGTCACCTACGGAGATAAAGGAATTCAACAAGGCTATTGAAAATCTTCGGAATACCTTCGTATCGAGAAATCCGTTCACCGCGATAAACGAAGGGTTGAAGGAATCCGAAGCCGCTTATAAGAAGGTGAAACCCGCACAGGACAAATACACTGATGCTGTAAATAAGTTCGGTTCCAACAGCCAAGAGGCGAAGAAGGCTCAGGAGAACCTCTTCGACGCAAACAACGAATATACGCAGTCGCTCAACAAGACGAAGACCGCCGCGTTGTCCGTCATATCGACGGTAAACGATATGGCAACCGGTTTCCAGCCTCTTACCGACGCTTTGGACGAAACGGGGAAGGTGGCATTGCAGAGTATGATTTCGGTAGCGAAGACGGCAGTAGCTGTGGCTTTTGCGATAAAGACCGCCGAGAAGTCGTCCGTCATTCTTGCGATAATACAGGCCGCATTGGTAGCGGTTACAACCATTTACTCTTTCATAGATGTAGAATCGCAGAAGTCTGAGGAGAGCATCAAGGCTCTTTCAGGACAGGTCGACTATTTGAAGGGACAATTGGACAAGTTGAATATAGAACTGTTCAAAGACCCGAACAAATTGGCTACATACCAGAACGAACTGTCGGACAGGGTGGCGTTGGCAAGGATGAACATAACGCAGATGAGCGAGGAACTGTCGAAGTTTAACGATTCCCTAAAATACAACGAGAAGGAGATGATAAGCAATATGCTTACAGGGGGCTCGATAGGATATACGAATCTCATCGCTCAATTGAAGAATGGGGATATGGGCAAGGCGTGGCAGGAGTTCCTTGGCGGGATATCCGTCGCGGTATCAAACACGTTCAAGGTCATATTCAATCAGAAGGCCATAAAGAACCTCGAATACGGTCAGAAGCTTTACAACGTGCAGTTGGAGTACTCCAGCAAGCTCCTGAGCATAATGGGCAGCAATATGGGGATAATGCAGAAGGACGCCGAAGCGAACATCGCCAACTACGAGATGCAAAACCAGAGAATCCTTGCTAAGATAGAGGAAAACAAGAAAAAAAAATCAGGCAAGAGGGACTTCGACAAGGAGACGGAGCTTTGGGACAGCTATTACGCCAACGAGGCGAAGAAATCGCAGCAGTACGCTCAGGAGATAAAGGACAACTACGGCGACCTCTTCAACGATCTCTCGCAGGACATAACGGATGCTTTCCGCAAAGCCTTCGAGAATGGGACATCCTATTCCGATGTTTTCAAGGATTCGTGGGAGAAGGCGGTAAGCGACGTGATATGGAACATCTTCAAGATACAGAAGATAATGCCGCTTATACAGGAATTGATGAAGGGGTACTACAAGGCGATGGGGTTGAACGAGGACGGTACCGTCCCTAAGGGGACGACGCCCGATCTTACCATAACCCCGGAAGAGGCCAAGGAGTTGAAGGGCAGTTACGACAAGCTGTCGGAAGAGGGGAAGGCGGCTTACGACGCGTTCAAGGCTCTGCTTTCCGCCATCGGACTGACCCCCGGTTCGTCGAGTTCTCAGGCAAGTTCACTTCAGCAGGGAATACAGTCCATGTCGGAGGATACGGGAGGAGCGATAGAGGCCTATATGAACAACATAAGCGGACAGGTATTCCTCCAGAACACGTATCTTCAGCAGATGTCCTTGCAACTTGACTCCATAACCGCCCTCTCGTCGCAGACGGTACACCATCTGCAATCGTCCTATCAGGTGCAATTGTCCATAAGGGATATGATGCTCGGATGGTCGGTGCCGAACGGACAAGGGGTGAAGGTTAAATTGATTTAAAGGATTGATATGGAAAAGGATGAAACTTTCGATTTTTACAAGGGAGCATTGACGCGCAATCTCTGCTCTTTCTTCAGGAAGGAATGGACTTCCGCAATGGGCGACAAGGACGCACTTTTCGACATATCACTGTCGAAGGAGGCGATGCCGTATATGGCCACGGCAATATATGAGGGATGGGGCCCGACGATGGCGCAGATAGAGACCGGGTTCCCGGAACAAGTGAACGGAGGAAGGGTGCTCGAATCGGAATCAGGTAAAGGGCTTCCGACCATAAGGGCTGCGGCTTACTTCGAAAAGACATTCCACGGCGAGGAACTGGAGTTCAGCCGTACGGCCTTTTACGGCTGTGGCGGAGAAGTCTCCGTGAAGCCGTACGGTTGCAACGACCTGCACGTGTCGAACGGGTCTTCGATGAAGCTGTATATGGGAGAGAGTAGCGTCGTATGGATATATGTCTATGACGAAAGTTCCATAGACATAGCAACCATACCCGAAAGTTCGAAAGCATTCGTGATAAGATATTCCGACAGGTGCACGGTAAGAAGGGATGGAAACGGCGGAATACTCCGGGAACGGAGAAGGGACGTACATGACGACATATTCGGAACTGACAACAAAATTTAAATTTATGGCATCTATAACTGGAAGATATTTCGCAAAAATATCGGGAACGGGGGCGTTCGCCGACCTGACTTCGACGTTCCCAGGACTGACCATCCTCGCTATGGACTCCTTCGAGAAGTCCGGTAAGGCTAAGAACATATATACAGCTTCTTGGGTCAATTCGCAGGAAGAGGACGTGAACATACCCGATACGGTCTATTATGAGAACCCGGATATGAACATCAGTTTCATAGTAAGGGATTCGGCCGAGACGGCGGTGGACGTTTTATCGGTTCACGATTCGTTCATATCGTTCCTTAAAGGGAACCGGGTTACGCTAAAGAGCCTTTATTCTATGAAAATGGCGGATTTCGTATGCTTGGATGAATATTCTCCCACTTCTAAGAAGTTGGGAAGGGCTCAGGGATACAATTTTATGACAGGCACGATAAAGATGCACCGCGTCGGCGCTGCGACTAATGTCTGAAATATTTGTTTTTTACAAATATAATAATTATATTCGCAGAAATATAAATATAATTTAAATAGAAAGAGGGAATAGTGGTTCAATTCCTCCCAGAAGCTAAAGACTTCTGGGTTTCCTTGAACCAAGTTAAATGAAGGATTTCTATGATGAGACGATAGACATGCTGAGAATCCCCTCCATACCGAAGAAGGAATGGGACGGGAAATCGCCCTTCGATAGGGGTATAGCCCAGATAACGACAATGTTCGGCTCAAGGGAGTATGCGATATGCTCTTTTAACCCGGAACGGGACGACAAACCGAGGATTGTGAAGATTTTCGGGGGATTGCGATTCACATCCGTAGACAAGATATGGCCGATACCCGACTATATGGATGACGATATCAGGAAGATGGAGTTTGCCGACGAGGAGTCGCGGACTTCGATGTCCGTAATGCTCCAGGAAAAGGAACAGATGGTGAACGCCAACGCCAAGGACGAAGACGGTGGAGGCGAATGGGGATACCCTATAATCCACACGACGAAGCAGGCGGTGGCGTATCTGAAGGCGAAACATCCGAAGGATGGAATACCGTCGGATCCTGAAGTGCTCAAGGCGAAACTCAAGGCGATGTACAATGCGGAAAGACACAACAAATCACATAAAAAATATGGAAAAGGGAAAGAAACAGACGGCGGAACAGCTCCGCAAAAGGATTGAGAGGGCGCAACTGATAGTGGATAGGGGGAACGACTTCAAGGCGTTCCATTTCGCGGACAGGGGGATAAGCATATATATATGCAAGGACTTCGTCATCGAAAGCACATTGGCGCACCAGCACGTATGGAACAAGGTCATATTCGACAAGCAGGGAGGTATGAGGTTCAGCGAACCGTGCATTTTCCTCGAAAGGGTGGTGGAGCTGGCCAATATCCACAAGGATTCGATTTCGGAAAAGGATGCGGACGGACAGCTATGCTATTCGTTCGACAAATTGACCAAGACGGAAGGTCTGACAGAAGGGGATAAGTCCCTATTGTCGGTGGCCGACAGTTTTCTGAGCATACTTTCCGACGCCCCATTCGCTGTCGGAACAGGTTCTTTGGCGAGGACGAGCCTTTACACTCAGTATTATTCCCTCATTGCGAGGGTATCCGTGATGCTTGAACAAAAGGAAGGGGAGGATTTGGCTTTCAAAAACTTAAGCATAAACGACTTTTTCAATAAATACATATCGTCTTTCCGCAGGATCTCATTGTATGCGAAATTGGACAATGACAAGTTGGACGCATTCAGCAAGGAGGTGGAAGACGCTGAAAACGAGGCGTACGGAAGGATATGCGGATTCGTCAACGGGAACGGGGGAGAGGTTATCGATATGCCGGCATTACCTGAAGAAAATGAATGATAATCCTGCGGAATTTATCCTTATGAGGGGTAATTTAATCAAGGGCTACCTTTTGAAATATCCCAATATCGCATCCCGCACTCTTTCAAAGATAATCTACCACGACTATCCGGAGATGTTCAGGGATGCGGAATCCGTAAGGAATCTTGTAAGATATTACAAGGGGAGGAATGGAAATGCGGCAAGGAAAAAGGTAATGAAAAAATATGGAAAATATTTTTGACATCCCGCCTTCCCTTGCGGAGAAATACGAGATGTCCCCTCTTCCCGAATCTTCGAGGAAGATGCTGATAATATCCGATCTGCACATACCCTATCACGACGTGGATGCGGTGAACGCCTGCTTCGAATATGCAAGGAAGGAACATGTGGACACCGTATTGATGAATGGGGACGTGCTCGACTTCTACCGGCTTTCGAGGTTTATTCAGGATCCGTCCAAGATAATGCTGAAGGACGAGATGGAGTGCGGACAGAAGTTTCTCGATGCCTTGCAGTCCACGTTCAGGAGGTGCGGGATCTACTACAAGATAGGGAACCACGAGGACAGGCTGACGAACTATCTTAAGACCAAGGCCCCGGAACTGTGGGGTCTTCCGTATTTCGACTTCGGCGAGTTCCTGGAGCTTAAACGGAGGAACATTGAGCTTATAGACTCCACTTCGATAGCATTGTACGGGAAACTTCCGATAATACATGGACACGAACTTAGGATGAACTCCGGGGGTGTGAACCCTGCAAGATCGCTGTTCCTCAAGTTCAAGACTTCTGCGGCCTGTTCGCATCTTCACAGGACTTCCGACCATACGGAGACTACGGGGATGGGCAAGACCATATCCACCCATTCTATTGGTTGCCTCTGCGACCTGCATCCGGAGTATGCGAGGATAAACAACTGGAACCACGGGTTCGCCATTGTGGAGAAGAACGAAATGGACGAGTACGAGTTTAGGAACTATAAGATAATAAAAGGGAAGGTGGTCTGATGAAAACCAAGAAATTACATATCCCGATATACGAATTCGACCTTACC